CACCACCGCCTCCAGCTTTACCTGAGTTACCACCAGAACCACCGTTTGAACCAGCGTTACCTCCGTTACCGCCTTGAACATAAAAGGGATTTGAGCTTGAACTACTACCAGGAAGAATACGGCCACCGCCACCGCCTCCTCCAGAACGCTGATCTTCACCAGACGATCCCATACCAAAACCACCAGCTTGACCTCCAGGGGCGCTAGTTATTGGGTTTCCAACGTGCTGACCACCAGTTGCATTGAGAACGCCACCTGTGCCGCCTACGTTACCAGTTCCTACACCTCCACCTGAACCACCACTGCCGCCGCCAGCACCGCCTCCACCGCCAGCATATGAATTTTGGGGTTCAACACCAGATGAACCACCGCCTCCACCGCCTCCAGCAATAAAAGCACCAGATGAATTAGTAATTGTTACACCGCTAACACTTGAATTTATTTTTATAGCAAGGCCACCGTCACCGCCATTACCTTTAGCATTACTGCTAGAATTGGAAATTACAGTGTTTCCATGCCCTCCAACACCACCTTTACCAATAATTTTACCATCGTTTATAATAGTACATGGGATATCAATAGTAAGCGCTGCCGTTGACGTACTGTCTGACCAAATCCACATACTAGAAGGTATACGCAAAGTACCGCCAGAAGAAATAAAACTTGATACTGTAATTTCTTGCCTTTGAGCCTGACCGTTTACAGTACCGCCAGATGTAAGAACGGTTTCAGAGCTTTGGCCTCTATATTCAGAAAATGCGTTTGATGCATTTACGCTTTTATTAATAATACCTCTAATGTCTGCATCATTTAATGAACATAAAGTTCCACTAGAGCCACCAGCCTCAATGTGTATTTGATCAAGAGTTAATGGGCCAGAGGTAGGTAAAGCCATTAGACACTTCCGAAAGCTGTTACGTTTCCAGTAACCGTTAAATTCCCACTGGCATCAAGTTTCATTTTACTTGTTCCACCTGTTTGAAAAAATAGATTTCCACCGCTTTCAATAACTCTCCAATTACCCAAAACAACACCGCCAGAACCATCATAAATAACAGCTTTACTAGCAACTACTGAGCCTGCAGATGCACCATCTAATAAATCAAACTCTGTTGTGGTAACGCCAGTAGCATTTAAATCTTTGGCATAATTTAAATCTGCCGTTGTACCAGTAAATCCATCTAATGTATTTAATTCTGCAGGCGTTGACGTAACTGTTGTTCCGTTTATTTTCAATGCACTTAAATCAGGTGAAACCGTTCCTGCCGTTCCGTTTACTGTATCTTGTACAGCCGTTAACGCAGTATTTATAGTCTGACCCCATGTGTCCTGACTACCACCGATAGTTGGGAGTGTTAAATTTAAAGCCATATTAATCTCCTATTTATGCAAACATATCATGTTAAGCCGCATCCGTCCATATTTCAGATGGTATATTAATCTCAGTATAAGTTTCAGATGGTACATTAATTTCTGTGTAATTTTTAGGAGGCACGTTTATTTGTTCAAATTTAAATCTAGCTTTTCCAACATCTATCGCACCACTGATAACGTTTTCACCAACAAATATATGGCTTATGCTTGTGATTGCAGTGCCAACGTCAACATTTCCAGTAATAACATCGTTACCAACAATCTGATAATCTTGCGTAAGTATTGGGCTACCGACAGTCGGGTTTTGCGTACTAACAGCATTGCCTGCAAAGTTATAACTAATTGTAGTCGTAGCATTGCCTATAGAAACCGCGCCAGTATCTACGTTTGTTCCAACAAGTTGATAATCGTGGGCAAACTGAGCCGTGCCTATGTCTACTGCGCCAGTGCTAATAGCGGCAGGGCTAAAGTTTATGCCATAAAGTAAAACGGCAGGGGGTATAGATACCGCACCAGATATAACGTCTGGTGGAGCAAAGTTTTCTATCTCCACCATAACAGCATTTGGTATTGTTACTGCATTGCCATTATAAACAGGCGTTAGGCTGTATTTAACAATGCCTACGTCTGCAATAGACGCTCCTGCTATTGGGGCAAAGCCTAGCATCTAGTCGGCCTCTGCTATCGTGTTACCCTCTGCCACCCACTCAAGGATGGCTATCCAGTGGCGGTTGTCCTCTGACATTGGTACGAATATTTCTTGACCGTCTATTACAGCTTTAACATTTTTATCACCAAGAATTTCGTTGTATTTAGCTGATGTAATATTCATTTATAACTCCGCATCTGCTGTAAAACCAGTATGACCACCTGCTGTTGTTCCTGCTATATAAGAGTAGGCATATTGGTAATTAGGTAAATAAGAATTACCACCCCATTGAACAGCATCTCCTGCTGTCGATGCCATTGCTTGCGGCGCTCTCATTGGAACAGGTAAAAATATATTAGCAATAGCATTTACTCCATAAGCTGTTAAATAAACTGGGTATCCAGCTTTGTAAAAATAACGAAAACACTTGCTTGAAGTAACTACCACTGGTTCATGCTCAAACGGTGTACTTTGCGGCCCAGCTTCTAGCTGGACGCCAGTAATAAAAAAGGTTCTGCTAGTGCTGTCAAAGAAAGAACCACCACCTACGGCTCTGTTTGCATTTGCTTTGGAAGCCCATGTTGAAGGTAATGTTCCACTGTTGAAGCTTGACCCTGCGTGTAAGAATATTTGCAAATATAGACTAGCTCCATTATCATCACCAAAAGCTCCTGTAGTATCAGCAGGAAAACTTAACTCTACTCGTGTCCAATCTGTTGTTACGCTAAATGTTTTGCAAACATGGCGTGAGTTATCCCCATCAAATAATTCACACACATAGGTAGCACTAGCATTGCCCTTTACATAAAACGAAACAGCAAAAGGTTTAGCATCTGATGTTCCTTTGGCAAATCTTTGTAAATCTTGTCCTTCTATTATTTGAGATAAAACCATAAGCTCACCAGAACCAATAGATGTATCTGCTGTAGTGCAAGCAAGTTTAAGACTATTAGCAAATCCGCTTGGACCAGAACTATCTTGTGTCATAGTTAAACGTCCTGCTGTTGTACCTTCTACACCTAGCTTAAATCTATCTATTGTGTGATAGCTGTCTGCATTGCCACCTAATCCAGTAGCTGACGTTGCTCTCTGTGCCACGTTCATTGAACCGTTGATTATAACATTGCGTCCAGAGAGACTGCCCTCAGTAGGAAGATTATCTGCTAGTTTTCTTGCGTTGCTCATGTGTTCCTCCTAGCCTACTAAAAATCCGCTAAACGTGTTCCATATTGCTCCATTGCTAAAACCACTACTAGTATCATTTGAATATGAATAAACTTCTACATAATCATTCGCAGTTAACTTTATGGTTTGGCTCATAGATGCAACTAAGTCAGTTGCTCCTCTACTATGAAACCTACTACCCATAGTATGAATAGCATTATTTACCTGAAACAAAATACTAAAGTAGTAATCATCATTTACACTATAACGATTTACGTGTGCTGAAAAATGATAAACTCCGTCAATTGGTGCAGTAAATTTTGAGTTAGTGGTACTATAATGACTACCTTCATTCCATCTTACGCCATCTAAAATCATTTTATGATAACCAGAACCAGTAGTATAATTCCCTGTTAATTGATAAGCACCAAAGCTCGGCTGATTAGGCATTGTCACACGGCCTGAGTTATCTATTTCTAACCCTGTTGTTAAGGTGGGTGTTCCATCTGCCGAACCAGAGGGGGCAACTTTAAACTGATGCTTACCTGTTGTTTGAGAATATAAACTAGCGTGACTATTTGTAAGATACCTATAACCGCCAGAACTATTTACATATAAGTTTTCCGCTAGGTATGTTTCTGCATCTTCCCAATTAGCTAGATAACCAGTGCCACCAAACTGTACAACATCTGCATCTGCATGAGTTGTTTTAAGTGTAGCCTTTACTCCTAAATTACCTGTCATGCTATCGCCAGTTACATTAACATACCGTGTATCTGATGCGCTTTTTGTGTAAGCGTCTGCGGTTTCAAACGTTACAAAAGCCGTGATTGTAACTTCATCCCCTGCCGCTGCGCCAGAGCCAAGAGTTACCGTAGTTGTGGTGGCGGTGAAATCGCTCTCTTCTAATCTAAGCCCATTCATATGAACCATGATGTCTGAAGGGGTGCAAGCAAGCGTATTACCGTTTGCGTCAGAGCCAGTGAAAGCTGTCTGATTAGCCGTGGCTGTATATGTAAAAATGTTAGCTGATTGTCTGCTAACTACCTTCGTTGGCGAACTTCCAATATAAGCCATTTGACTTCCTTACTCTGGCGTTGAAGCCTCTGCGTTTTGTGCGGCGGCTGTCTTAACAACTTCTAATGTAAAAGCTTGTGCTACTTGTGCATCTTCGCCTGTCGCCAGTGCTATAGAATTTGCATTGCAATGAGTAACTAAAGCCGCAATGATTTCGTCTTTTGCTATTCTGGCTCTGTTTGTTAACGCATTGTCTGCCCAGTCCTGTGGGGATGCTGCTGCATATTCTAAACACTTATTTTCTGTGTCTGTTAAACTTATTGTAATATCTGGCATAACTTACTCCTATGATGGTGATGAAGCTGCCAAATGTGCAGCGTATGCGGTTTTAATTGCGTCAGTATGAAACTGTGTGGCTAGTGCTTTTACATCATCACTTTCACCTGATACGTCTGCGTCTGGGGCTACAACATGACGATGAAATGATCTACTAATCTCTACTCCGTCTTTTTTGATAATCGTTGCGGTTCTAATTTGTAACATATTAAATGGTTTAATTATCTCAATCTTATCTTGTACTGTTTCTTCTGTTAATGCCATTGTTTATCTCCTTTATGGCTGTGGACTGACTACCTAGCCTCCGACTAGGGTATTTTGTTATGCTGCTGCAAAATATGTTGCAGACAAATATATAAGTGTAGAACTTCCTAGAAGAGAAGCATCAAAAGCTACATGACCTTGGCCTGTATGATTGTTTGTAAGAAGCATATAAGTGCTATTTCGGGGAACATATCCCCTTATGTTTGGAGATTGCGTTGTAAGATTCCTTACAAGACTATAAGTTACACCAGCAACATAACCTTCAGCAATAACACCATTACTATCATCTCCCGAAGTAAAAGGTAATGTAACTACATGAACTGCACCAGTTGGATTTGACGCACTATTTAAAATCATATTGGCTGTAACAAATACCTTTCTACCAATTTTAGTGTATTGACCTGCTTGATAACTATAGCCTACTGAACCACCAGAAAAAGAAAAACTTGGCGTCCAAGTTCCTTCTTCATAATCGTCTAACTTATTAGCCGCACCAGTGCCACCAAGGTAAGCACCGCCTGATAGGTAGATGTCTGTAAAACGTGATGAGGCACTACCAAGCGCATACGCATTATCTGCTGTAGACCCTGCGTCATTTGATGAATAAATTACATTAGTGTCAAAAGCTAACCTAGCCCCACTATTCCTACCAAACATTGGGTTTCCATAGAATGTTGAGATACCACCAACAGTTGAGCCATCTTTTTGTATATCTACAACATTTCCAAATGAAGTAGCACGATCTACAGTTAGAGGCGTTGCGCCATCATCATCAACAGTCAAACCATTAGCGGCAGTAACAGCACCAGTAACACCTAGTGTGCCAGACATAGAAACATTGCCCGTAAACGTACCACCCTGAGAAGAACTAACGGTATCAGCAACGCTAAATGTGTTGTGCGCTATAATGGTTATTTCATCGTTGACCGCTGCACCAACGCCAAGCACCACTGAAGAACCAGAACTTGAATTATAGTCTGATGGCTGTAGCAATATTCCATTCTGATATACGTCAACTGCACCCACACCATAAACAGCATTGAAGGTGGTTTGCCCAGCAGTAGCTACAAACGTGTAAGCTCTGCGCGTTCCCTCAGTTAGTGACTGTCCTATGTATGCCATGTGTTTATCCTATCCTAAAAAATGGCCGAACATTCCATTTTGACCGCCTAGGTTGAG